GGCGGCGAGATCTATAGTACAGTAGGGATTATAACCCCCCAGCGAACCAGTTCTCGAAAGAAACTGGTTCACTTGCTGGGAAGAAAGATCGATACCACGCGCGAGCAACCGCTCACGTAAATGGACGTCGACACCCTTCTGTATGTACCCGTTGAGTAATGGTTCAACAGCAATTGACCTTTCGGTTAAAGCTGTTTTAGGTACAAATGTTATATTATTACAGTTCACCAAGTCGACCCTGCGGCTAATGAACAACCGGAATTCCTCCCGGTCGTAACACACCAGTCCACTCTCATGTTCTTTGAGAATGGATAGGCGCGTCGTTTCATTTTGCCACAAAGCACTTAAGGCATAAGGAACGGCACTAGGGGTAGCGGTCCAACGATCAGCGTAGAACTTACGCGCAAAGTTGGTCTTGTTACCACTAACTCCCATAGAAGCGCCGCCAGTAAAGTCGCAATGACTGTATATATCGGTAAAATCGGGTGCGAACCCAATAGTTTTCTCGATATAAGCACGAGCGTACTCATAAATTTGAGTATGGACGTTAAAACGTCTCCGCTTTAAGCGGGCTCGCAAATTGTACCTCCTACATCGATGCTCAGCTGAGAAGAACTTCTTCACAGCAGTGCCCCTGGGATCAATACCAGGGACGTGAGCTTCGGTAAATGGGTACTTTTTGATCAAAGCAGCAATCTGCGCATCACCATAATAAGAACTGGCTGAGTCATACATCTGTGGACTCGGGATGGCAGACCAATTCAACAACGCACCGTAATTACGGGAGCGTAAATAACCGAGTAGTTTATCGGCTTGTTGATTGGTACTGTTCTGTAACACATTCGCCAAGACACCATTAAAAATGGCGTCTGGGGTGACTGAGAGACCTATACTAGGTCCCTTACTCTTCTTCTTAGGCATAAAGCCTCCGTTGAAAATGCTAAGGATTCGGTTCGACAGGTTTGTCGGCCTCCCTTGCATGTAAGGTGGAATCCTCTATGGTACTTATTGTACCATAAAGGCGCAGTCCTTCAAGTGGACCTATAAAGATGGCAGCGATTATTCCAATCGCTATCATCGAACGGTGCAAAAGTAAATGCCACATAAGCTGAAAAATCAGCCAAAAACCAGGACGTCTTAACTATCCGAAGGGATAGTTTAAAGAACGATCTTCTGGTCTTGGATGAAATCCTCAGCTGCAGTGGTAATTACGAATGCGCCTAGGTCTGCCTGAAGGGCATCCATCTCAGACTCCTGAGTACCAACGGGGATACTAATCGCAAGATCTACGATTATATCTCCCAAGGAATCAGTCCCGTCTGTGGCGGTTCGCGTAAGCTTAAAGCGTGCGCGACTCTTACCAGCGTAATTGAGTGTCGGCTTTGCGGCAGTACGCCCCAAATCGACATAATCGTTAGCTGAAAGAGTGTGTCCAGGGCCCAGATATCGCATGATATCGGGTGAACGATTGACGTCATTAGTGTACGTCTTACTGTTAAACGTAAGTGACATAAGTCACCTCCTAGGTTGAAATTTAAGGTTAAGGTTAGTATTAAACCAAGACTTTACTTAGACACCAGGATCTGATGTGCAAGCGCCAAGGTATCCAGAATTCGTTTCTTGCCCAGATCTCCCTGTAATGGGGAGATTTTATGAGCG